CGCTCCCGCTGGATCTGGGCGTCCGCCTCATCCTTCTTGGTCATCTGCTGGTAGGGCAGCAGGGCCTCTTCGTGGCGGGCCGCCGTGTTCTCCCGGTTGGCCGCGGTCACGTCGCGGGCGATGGCGTTGGCCTCTTGCTCCTGTGCCGTGGACTCTTTGTACTTGCGCTCGAACTCCTCCCGCCGGAGGGCCAGTTGGGCCTGGTTGTACTCCTGGTCGGCCGCATCCTTGGCGCTCAGGTTCTGGTGGAACTTCAGGGCCTGGTCGAGTTGGGCTCGGGTGTTGCCGCTCACGGCCCCGTTGATCTCCAACTCGGTGTCGGCCTTGATCTGTGCGGCCTGCAGTTGCGTATTGGACTGCAGCAGCGCCTCGGCGCTGACCGAGGCCCGGTCCTCCCGGTGCTGTGCGAGGGAGGCCGCGGCCTGAGCGTCTCGGGACGCCCGGTCCCGGGCTGCCTGCACCGTCTCGGCCCCGTACGGCAACGCCGCGTTTTGGGCGGAGACATCGTGTCCGTACCGGGCTACCGCGTTGGCATCGGCGGCGGCCGCGGCGGTGGCCTTCTGGGCGTCGATCTGCGCTTGCTGATAGAGCGTCAGGCGGGGCTCGCTGATCTGTGTCTCTTTCCGCGTCTCGGGGTCCACGACGGAGAGCGCCCCGTCGGGGGTGGCGCGGTAGATGACGGGGGGCTTGCCCGGCTCCTGGACGATGCTCACGCCCTCGCCCAACGAGTGGGCCGTCACCTGGGGCCGGGCCGCGTTGGGGACCAGCGTATGCGTACCGTCCTCGCTCACCGAATAGGTGATGCCCTCGGGCGTGGTGACGAGGCTGGGCATCTTCTTGGCGATGGCGCCCCGGCGGTACTCGTCGATCAGCTGCCACTGCTGCTCGGGCCCCGCCCGGTGGATGATGTTGATGTAGTCCTCAGTGACGCCCAGCCGTCGGAGTTCCGCCAGGGCCTGCTCGTAGCGGGCACTGCCGATGGTCTGGGCCTGGGATGGCTGGGCGCCTTGCGCCGCCGCCAGGGCGGGCTCACCGGCGCGGCTCGTGACCGTGCCCTCCGGCGGCGTGTACGTCCCGGGCGCACTGGACGCCACCACGACGGGCGCCGCCGGCGCCATGCCGCCCGTGCCCCCCGGGTTGATGGCCTGGCTGGGGCCCGGGGCGGCCCGTTGCGGCGGGACCTGGGGCGCATGGGGGTTACTGGTGCTCCAACTGGGCGGACTCGGGTACTGCGGGCCCGGGGCCCCAATGGCCCCCGTGACGTAGCCTGCGGCGCCTTGCGCCAGGCCGCCGACGACATCGGCCGCCCCCGTGGCCAGGCCCCCCACCGCCCGGGCGGCGCCCCCCACCACGTCGCCCACGCCCGAGGCCACGCCCCCGGCAGCTTCCGAGAGCGGCTGCACCGGGTTCGGCCCGCGGGTATCGGCCGGGGGCGGTGCCACGGCCGGCGCTGGCGGCGCCTCGCCCTCTTCCGCCGCGTAGGCGGTCGTGGGCGCCAGGCCGGACGCCTGCGCCACCCCACCCAGCACGCTCTGGACCCGCGACCACAGTTCGTCGCCGATGGGCGGCGGCGCGGGCCGCGGGGGCGGAGCGGCCGCGCTGGCCTCACTGGTAGCCGGCCCCGGCGCGGCTGCGGTGGTATTCAGGGGGACCACCTGGCGGGTGCCGCCGATCAGGATGTCCTGCCCCTGGACGGCCAGTTGCTGCATGTTGCGGTACTGCACCCGGAAGGCGTTCGCCGCCTCGCTGTTGATGGAGGCGCGCCGATTCTCGGGGGTGGGGTTCCGCGACGGCCAGCCCAGGGGCTGCTCGCCCGCCATGTAGGTATAGGCAGCGAGGTCCTCGCCCTGCAGGCCCATCGCCTGGCCCTGCGCACGGGCGGGCTCGAACGCCTGCCGCAGCATGTAGCGGGTGGCGAACTCGGGGTTGCGGCGGTTCTCGTCGGAGATGCCCTTGCCGAGCCCCTGGTCGTGCATCTGGTAGAGGCCCTGGCTCTGGTAGCGGCCCGAGCGGGCCCGGTCGCCCTCCGCGTTGGGGTTGCCGCCCCGTGACTCCAGCATCGCCGCGGCGCCCATGATGGGGGCCATATGCGCATCCGCGCCCATCCGCAGGGCGAGGCTCATCAGCCCCCCCGGGCTGGCGGAGGAGGCCCCGCCGGGGGCCCCACCCGGGGACGGGGTGGCGTCGGCGGGTCCGGTGGCGCCTGTCGGCTCGACGCCGGCGGCCTGTTGCGAGAGCAGGGTGGCAGCGTCGAGCCCGGGGACGGGCTCGCGGAGCCGCAGGGGGCGGAGGTCCGAGCGGGCCGGGGTGATGCGGACGCGGCCCCCCGGGGCCGGCGCCTCCACCATTTGCCCCTCCCCGAGGTACAAGGCCATGTGGGTGTTGGCGCGGTTCATCAGGATGTCGCCGGGCTCGGGGGCGCCCTCCACGGGCGCGGCCATGCTCACGTAGGCGTTCGTGTCGGGGCGCCCCGGGATCCGCATGCCGAAGCCCCGCAGGATGCTGGTCACGAGCCCCGAGCAATCCACGCCGCGGTTGTCCCACTCGCCGAGGACGGGGGCTTGCGGGTTCGGGGTGGCCGAGTTACCGCCCCAGCTATAGGGCGTGCCCACCCAGGACGTGGCGGCGCCACTGAGCGCCCGACGGCGCAGGGCGGCGGCCTCTTCGGGCGACTGGCCCACGCCCACGTCCTGGCCCGCCCCCACCAGGGGGGCCATCGCCTGCGGTGGGGGCTGGGGGCGACCCACGATACCCGTGCCAATCCCCATCTGCAGCCAGAGGGCCCGCGCCTGCTGCGCAATGGGGGACTGGAGGAGCGGGTCCTGGCCGTCGTCCATGGCGTCTTCGCCCGCGCCCACGTCCTGCCCCTGCCCGAGCGGCGGCGGGCCCGGGGGCGGCGCACCCGGGGGGCCAGGCGGCAGGGGCCCCGGGCCCGGGGGCGGCCCCTCCGCCGGCGGCGGCACCGCCGGCGGAGGCAGACCCCCCGCACCACCCGGCATGCCGGGGGGCATGCCGGTCGGGCCACCGCCAGGGGGAGTCACTCCCGGCGGCGGCATGGGTGGCGGCGGAGGGGCGCCCCCCGGCGGACCCGCAGGCCCGCCAGGCGACATCTCGGGCGGCATGCCCGGGGGCATCCCCGGCGGCATCCCCGGCGGCATCCCCGGCGGCATGGCGTCCAGGCCCGGGAACCCCGGGGGCGGCGGCGGCATGGCCACCAGGGACAGGTTGGTCAGGTTGAGGGGCGGCTCGCCCATCCCGCCCGGCTCGTACACCTCCCCCGTGTCGGGGGTCAGGGTAATGCTACCAGGCGGGGCGGCGGTGCCGGGGGGGCTCACGACGATCTGGAAGTTAGCGGTACGGTCGCGGGGGTCGAAGCCCGGCGGCATGAGCACCATCGGCTGGGCGCTCTTGGGGTTGGCCTCGCCCGGTGCCAGCCAGCCGCCCTTGCGTTTGGGGGCAAACCGCCACCGGCTGGGGTCGGGCTCTAGCGCCGGGTTCACCCAGCCGGGCTTGGTGGCGACCATGGCGGGCTCCTGTCAGGCGCGTGCCCCCGGATACGCCGCATTTGGGTTGGCGAGCGACTCCTCGGAAATCGCCTCATTGTACGGTACGGCTTCATATGGCGTGGGCGGTATCTGCTGCTGCGCCTGCAGCGCCTGGACGCGGGCCTGCAGGTCGCCCACCAGGTCCACGTCGGTCGCGGGCTCCAGCCGGTAGATCCGCAGGCAGAGGCCCTTGGCGTCGGTGGCGATGAGGATCTCCAGCGGGACCTTCCAGGGCATCATCGTCTGCGGGACGCCCCCCGCCGTCAGGCAGGCCACCAGCATGGCGGGGTCCAGGGGCGGGTGCAGGGTGGCGACGAGGGTGCGGGTGGGCTCAGGCATCGGGCAGGTCCTCCACCTCGGGTAGCGGGGGGTTGGCCCGCTGGATCTTGCCCCAGACGGAGCCCAGGTACTCGCGGACGGCGGTCTGGCCGTAGGCGTCGAGGGGCAGGCTGCCCGTGGCGTAGTGCGCCATCAAGGGCTCCACGCTACGCGCCGTCGGGGTGCGCCGGCGGTTCGCCTCGTCCGCCAGGCGCTCCGCGAGGATGAAGGCGCGGGGGGTCTGCTCCAAGACCCGATTCGGCCACCGCATCTGCGACATTCAACTGCTCCCGTTCGATGTACGCCGCCGCCTCGCGGAGGTGTGGCTCCCCCGTCTTGCGCAGGTACTTGATGACGGCCCCCCGCAGCACGTCCTGGAACTCGGGGCGGGTGAACACCAGGCGCAGAAACTGCATCTGCTGAAAGCGGGCAAACGCCTCCGGCATGCTCCGCCGCAGCTGGGCATCCGACAGGTCCGTGGGGTCCTCGGTCATGGCTCCGACTCCTCCGCCACGAGTTGGGGGCCCTGCCACAGCCCCCCGGTCTGGTCCTTGACGCGGATGATCTGCCGCAAGATGGGCATGATCTGGCGGAGCACCGCCCCCGGCAGGAGCCACGCCTCGCCCTCGCCGACCTCCCAGTCGGGCCCGTGCTCTAGCGTCAGCATGAGCGTCCCCGCCTGCGGCCCGAAGCTGAGGCAGAGCCGTTTGTCGAAGCTGGGGACCGGGCTGGGGGGCGGGGGCGCGGCCTGGCCGTTCGGCAAGAGCAGCCCCGAGGGCGGGTCCTCCCGCACGGGGTCGGGGTCGGGCGGCTGGATCCGGCCGCCGTAGCCCTTGGCCGGGTTGAGCCGCCCCCGAATCAGATCCTCCTGGCCCTGCTTGGGCTCCTGGATGGGGCGAATATCGGTGCTGACCACGGGCGCCTCGTAGCCGTTGAGACGGAGCAACGCCGGGTCGATGCCGTTCTCCATGGGTTACATCCCTGTGCCGCCGCGGGTTTGCTGGGGCATTGTACCCCCGCTCACCCCCGGGGGGACGCCGCCGCCCACGAGGTTGCCGCCGGGCCGCTGGTGCCCCATGGGCGGCGCCCCGCCGGTCCCGTTGCCGCCGCCCTGGTCCGAGGCCTTCGGCCGCCCCGACGGGGGCTCCAGGCCGCCCGGGCTCGGCATGCCGGGGGCGCCGGGCTGGGCTCGCCGCCGCCGCCGCCCTCGTCGCCCTGGGCGATGCGCTCGATGAGCCGCATGTACTCGGGGGAGTCGGCGCCGTAGTACGCCTTTGCCATGGTGAGGGCGGCGAGTTCGATGATCCACGGCAGGCGGTCGATGTTCTGCATGAGCAGGAGATCCTCCCACTCTTGCGGGTTGTCCGTCAGGCCCGAGAGGCGCCACGACTCGTGGAGGGGCATCCAGTTGTTGGTCGCGAAAATCTGCAGGGCCTTCGCCTGCTCGATCATCGCGGGGTCCAGGCGCCGCCCGAACTGCACCTCGTAGCCGTTGTAGTAGCCCTGCACGTCCTTGGGCTTGACCGTGACCTCGCCCCGCGGGTTGCCCTCGCGGTCCTTGCCGGGGAGCGGCAGGCTGAGCGGCTCGTCGAGGAAGCACTCGATGATCATCGTCGCCAGGCGCAGCATATCCGCCACCCCCTGGCGGAGCGAGCCCTTGCCCGGCTCCAGCTTCAGCTGCCGCTGGGATTGGAGCGCCCACACCTGCTCGGCGGAGCGGGTGCCCTGGGAGGAGGACGAGCCGCCGGCGACGGAGTTCCGCTGCAGCATGGACTCCAGCATACCCACCGTCTGCGCCAGTTCGGGTGGCACGACGGGCCCCTCCAGCCGCTTGATGTAGTGGCCTTTCCGCTGGTCCACCTCCAGGAACTCGCCCGGCCGGATCACCACGTCGGGCTTCCCTTCCCCGAGGAAGCCGTAGAAGGTGAGCCACGCATTCCACGCCAGCTGGGCCATGTGCATGGACATGACCTGGGACTCGGCCTCATACAGGCCGCCGGCGTTGGAGAAGAGGCCGCGGTAGCGGTCGGCGGGGGCGTCGAAGCTGGTCTCGCGGAAGGGCATGATGATGTACGGGATCTCGGGGTAGCCGTGGGGCGCGACGCCGTCGTCGCCCGACCCGAAGATCGGCCAGTCGTCCACGAGGATGCAGCGGTCGGGCCCCACCCAGATGTCCTGCACCTCGATGGACTCGTACTTCTGGCGGCCCCCCGTGATAAAGCGCAGCCGCTCCCGCATACCGTCCAGGGTGTACGTGGCCTCGGCCTCGGCCACGGTGACCTTGTAGGTCTCGGTGACGGCCAGCAGTTGGCCCCGCTCGGTGCGCCGCCACTTCGTGAAGCGGGGGTTGCGCCGCTCGCAGATGATGGGGTTGCAGGTGTGGTGTCGCACCTGCCAGTCGTCCCGCGCCCGGGTCGCCGCGTCCTCGCCCTCCTCGTCGTCATCGTCCGTATCCACAGGGAAGGTGAGCAGGTCGGGGGTGGGCGTGGGGAGCCAGAGCGTCTCATCGAAGAGGATGCGAGCGATGCCCACCCGCCGCACCACCATGTCGAAGGCGATCAGCCCCAGGATGTCGACGGGGGTGCGCCAATCGTGGAGGAGGCCGTGGGCCACGCGAGTGAGCAGGTCCGCCTGGGTGGCGTAGCGCTTCTTGGCCCGCGCCGGCCGCACGTAGATCTGCACGTCGTAGGGGACGAGCGAGTCGACGGCGGCGTCCGCATCCGCCGGGGCGGAGCCCGTCTTCACCCCGGGGGCGCCCTCGGGCACCTGGACCGGGAAGTTCTGGAAGTACAGGTCCTCCTCGCGGGTGAGGCCGCGGTCGAAGGACTCGGAGCCCTGCCCCCAGTCGGACTCCAGTTGGCGGGCCCAGTTCCGACAGTCGTCCAGGCTGGAGAGGCTAGCCATTAGATCGTCCTCATCATGCTGCGCCCCCGCCATTGGTTGGGCGGGCGGTGCTGGTCGCGCAGGTGGCGCAGGAAGAGGCGCTGCCGCTCCTCCCGCCGGGGCCCCAGGTCCGGGGGCGCCGCGGGCCCGGGCCCGGTGCCGACGCCGAACTGCTGCCCCGCCCCGATCTGGGTGAGGTAGGGGGCCACGGCGACCTCGGGGTGCTCCTGCTGGTCGAAGTAGTCGGAGCGGGTGTAGTGCCAGGCGTAGTAGCCGAGGGCGTCCATGGCGTGGTCGTTCCACTTGCGGGCCCGCTCGTCGCGGGTCTGGCCCATGCGCCGCACCTGCTCGTACTGGTACGCCTTATGTTCGCGGATGACGTCCCAGCACATGAGACGGGCGAAGACGATGTGCGAGCAGGTGGTCAGCTGCAGGATGTCCTGCTCGGTGAGCCGCTCGTCCGACAGGCGCTCCTCCAGGCGGATCAGGTAGGGCTGCTGGTCGCGGGGCTCCAGGTCGTTGTACTCGTCCCAGGTCAGCCCCTGGTCGTCCAGGATCTCCCCGAGCCGCTCCTGGCGGATGGGGTAGAAGCGGAGGGGGTCCCGCAGGAGGCGGCGGTAGACGGGGAGGCGGGTCTCCACCTTGGGCTTGTCCTCAATGCCGAAGACGGGCCAGCCCAGGCGGGTGAGGCGCTCCACCTCCGCGGGGTAGGCGCCGTCGATGATCATCTCGGTGACGTTGGGAAACCACGGCCGCTGCTGGCAGTCGGCGGTCATGTCCTCGGCGAGGCCCCCGCCTTGTAGTAGGAGTCGATGACCACGTGCTCCTGCCAGCCCCGCTCGGGGTACTGCTGGATGGCGAGCACGGCGTAGGGGTTGGCCCCGCCCGACGGGTCGCCCGTGACGTACACGGGACGGTGGGGGTCGAACGCCACGAGGGGCCCCTCCTGGGCGTGCACCGAGTCCCGGTACTGGGGGAACACCAGGTTCCGCCCCCGCCGGGGGATGGCGCAGTACTGCTCCAGATATTCCATCGGGTCGTCGGCGTCGATCTGCGCCTGGACGAGGGCGGGCGACTGGCGGCCCCGCGGGTGGACGTAGAAGTTGTGGTAGCTCTCCAGCAGGAAGACCTTCCATGCCGTGTTGTGGGGGTTGGCCTTGACCTTCTCGATCTGCTCGTAGAACCAATTGCCCTCGCCGTTGAAGGAGGAGAGCACGAGGGCCTGGCCGTTGTTGTCGGTGAGCGGCGGGTAGATGGCGCGGATCCAGGCGTCCTGGGAGACCTGGGCGCCCTCGTCGACGACGGTGAGCGCCACCGAGGCGCCGGGGGCGGAGTCTCGCTCGCCGGCGGTGTTGAGCGACACGCCCTCCAGGCGACAGCCGTTCTCTAGCTCAAGGAGGCGCTCGTCGCGGGAGTCGCGGTGGCGGACGATCTTCCAGCCCATGCGGCGGATGATGGCCTCGACGACGTCCCAGCAGCGGCCGACCTGCTGCATGGTGCGGGCGCTGAGCCAGACG